CCGTCAATGGACGGCATAAAGGGATAGAGGGTAAAATAACCCACAGGCTTAATATATCTTATTCTGCCTGTCTTAGATCCCTCAACGACCTCAACCCCTTCTTTGTCAAAACGGGCGACAATACGGACAACCTTTTTCAAATCACGGTGAAAGGTAACAATATAGGGTTCCTTGTACCCGTCATTATCCAGGTCAAGAAATGTATGCTGTTCAATAAAAACGTGTTGGGCTTCAGGGTCACGGGTATCAACATTTTCCTCTTCTGACGCCTGACCATACTCAAATTCTTTCCAGACATTGCTCCTGAATCGCTCTTCAATCTCATTAGGCATAAACTTCATGTAATGAGATGCACGGGGCGCACGGTCAAGGGACTTTGCCCAGTAGTTGACAACGACATCCTTCAGGCTACAATACTCCGACACATTACGGCCCAGGTTTTTGCTAAAGTATGTTTTCTTGAAAAACCCGCCTGTAACGGGCATGATGGTAAGGGCTTTGTCCATGTCGGACTCCCACTCTTCCATCTCTTCGGTCAACTGCCACGACATATGAACCGATTTCCTTTCGGCAGTTTCGGCTTTTGCACCGTTCTCGTCACGCCCGATAATCTTTCCTTTAACAATACGCCTGCCTGGGATAATCGCAGAGTACGCCCGTGCAGCAAACTGTACAGACGTTATAGATAACAAGGGATATTTGATATCTGCACCGTCTTTCTTATCCTGTAACACCTGTGCAGCAAGCTCTATCGCTTCGTCCTGTGTTTCTTCCCACTCTGAACGGCTATCCTTGTCAATTTCATATCCCAGAAAAGCATCCGACCCTATTTTATCAAGGGTGTCCTCGTCAAGCTCCCCTGCGATATTTGTTGAATCTAATATTTTGTTTATGTCTTCAGGCATATCACCCCTAAAACGAAAAAAAGGCCGCAAACAAGTGGGTAAGCACTTACCTGCGACCCTTTTCTCTACCTGTTACCCGTCGGTAACAGGCAAACTTTTATTTAATTTTTATTCAGCCGTTGTTAATACAAAATGTTTCGATTTTTCGTTACACGCCATCCAACAAGCATCATCAGGAATTGGATGAGATTCTTGCGTTTCTTTCACAAATAATCTCATTTCATCATTAGAATTAATATCTCTCTGTGATATAAAGACGGTTGTCATAAAATCAGGTTTTTCGCTATCCTTACGTTGCCAATGTAATTGCCAAAGCATAATTAATACCCCGTATATCTGTCTACTACATTATTTCCCACTACCCTTGGTTCCCCGTAATGGTTGAATGGGGGGCCATAGAGTTTATCAACCGGGATCTCGATAGCAATTTTCATGCCAGTAAGGATGAGATATTTCAGGCAGTCCATTAAATGGTCATTCTGTTTGACCACTTTCCCGTTCTCGTCCCTATGGTAAAGCCTAAACTCGTCAAAGAACGGGCGTAACGACCTAAATATCTTTAGTCTGCCCGACACCAACCGTTGCCAAACAGCAAATATACCAGCCTCAACAGGATTCTCTGCAAGGGATAAATCCAAGCCAAGCTCAACATACTCGTTAAATAGGCTTTTACCGTCCTTCTGGCTTGAAGCCCGTGAAGCAGGATCAGCACAACCCGGTATCCATGACCCTCTGGCGTTTATCGCCTGGACATGGGTAGCTGGTTCTGCTTGCCCTTGCTTGTAGCATGAATAAATATAGACGATATCCGATTCTCTATCCCATGCCCCCCACAGAGCAGCGGTAGCATTCCAACCCACATCTAACGCATACGCCCGTGGATACCACAGGGGAATCTCAAAATCGTCACACGCTATATCTTCCTCTAATATCGGGTATATCGCCCCTGCACCCAACTGAGGAATACCCTTTGCTCTGGCATCCCGTAAATAGGGGGGTGTTCCGTCTAATATCTCCTGCTTCTGCGATTCGGTTAAATGGGGGGCATCCTCCCATGTAGCGTTGATAATGAACTTTGACCCCTCCTGGTCTTCGGGGATTATGCCATTAGGCATAAAATTCATAACAACTTCAGATAATCCCAACAACGGTGTAAAGGTCAGGATCACCATACCGTTCGTTGTCATGGTACGAATTAGGCACTCACCGTATATTGCCATTGAACATTCTTCGTCCAACCATGCAACATCGACTTCATCCCCCTGGAACGCCTTACGTTTCTGGTCAAACGACTTAAACACCCCACGGCTCAACCCCCCAGATGTATGTTTGACAAGAACAGATTCAACCGCATCCGGAACACCCCCTGCCTTTGGGTTGACCTTAGCGATAGTGTCCTTCCGGATCATGCCCGTGCCGTATTGTCCCGGGGGCCCTAACAGTTTTGCCTGTTGAATATCCCTCACGGTCTGGGATGTATCACCCGCCATCCAACACAAAACAGGGTCTTTAAACCTTCTACCCTCCCACCAATCAGGATACTGACCTGTTAGGTGTAACGCTACCTCATACGCCCCAATTCCCTCACTATTATGATGTACCAAACCACCTGCAATATAATTATGATATTTTTCTACTTCAAAATCAAAAACGGTATTGACACCAATAGATTTTATTGATACTATATACTTACTACTTTTAGTAAAGGAGATTTCTGATGCCACCAAAGATTGAGTTGGATTTAGCAGATTTAAAATATTTAATTGAGTCGAAGGGATTACAGCTCCACATTGTTGCAAAGATGTTAGGGGTGAGTAGATCAACAATTCTAAGGGCTTGCAAAGAGCATACAATAAAAACTCAAAGAAATGGCCCACGATCTGGTTCAGATCATCCTGGATGGAATGGAGGCAATATTTCAACAAATGGATATAATTATATTTACTGCCCCGACCATCCATATTGTACAAAACAGAAAAGAGTTTTTGAACACCGGCTCGTAATGGAAAAGAAACTTGGTCGCTATCTTCACCCTGAAGAAGTTGTGCACCATAAAGATGGGAACCGTTCCAATAACCACCCAGATAATTTAGAGCTTTTTTCAACAAATAATGTTCATAGATGTTTTGAATTAATGGTACGGATAAAATACCTGTCTCAGAAAGAGCGTAGTCGTCTTCAGAGTGCTCTTGACAAAATCCCGAATATATCTCGGAAACGAATTGCCAACCATGATCAGTTAGAACGCGATGATTTAGGGCGGTTTCTACCCAAGAACCGTCAGACATAGTTATTCTTACACACGGTTCTTTGTTGGGTTTTTTGAATGGGGCTTTTGCTTGTGCTATCACCTTTTTTTGACCATCCCACGAAAATACTTTGAATGGTTTCCCTATTTCAAAAAGTTGTCCAATACTTACTTCCCCGTTAGGCGTTTGTATAAGTGTTTGATATGTCAGACATTTTCCAATACGATTCGCGGCGATTATCGCCCGTTCCCTCTTAACCGCCCCCTGCCTGAAAAATTCAAGGTGTGGCCTGTATAATTCCCTTCTTAACGGTCCCCTGTCGGGGTAATATATGTCAATCTTGTTGTATAGCTTGCGATTTTCAAGCTCCGTTACCTGCACAAGCATACTTTCAAGCTCAGAACGGGGTATGCCGTCCAAATCATCAGGTGTTATCTCTTTTCTGGCCCTTGTTATTTCCTCAAAGGTCTTCCTGACGATCTCGACATCACACCCTTTGGCCTTGACTACCTTTTTTTTAGGCTTTTTTGGTTGTTTTTCGGGCTTTTTTATTGGCATTCGACAACTTTTTCGCAATTATCCTTAACGTACCATCACTTTTGCGCCTTTTTACCCCTAAAAAAACATAACCTTTGGGAAAAAGCCAAACCTGATCCCCTTTAACCTCAATAAAACGGGGTTCTAATTCAATTATCTTTGGCATTTTTATCCTTCTTAAATATTTTGTCCCAATTTTTCCGATATTTGTCGCTTATCGGTATAATCTTTACCCCACATGAGCCGTTTTTACAGTTAGACATAAGTATTTCTCCTTATCCAAAACTCGGTATAAGGCTTGAAGGTATGTTTGCGGGCCATATGCCAATCGTTACGTCAACAGCCCCCCCATAGGCACCACCCCCAACAGCCGTTACAGTCAACCAAATACCATAACGGGCATAACTGTCGTCACCCTCAACACCGTTTAACCCCATAGCAGAAGCGTCAAACGGGTTTGTCGGTATCAATTCAGTTGTCGTCCCAGGGGTAGGAGTCACAATTGAGTCATAAACCGTTATCTGAGCGTCATTAGCGTTATCCTGCCCCAGCTTAAAATTCACAAACCAACAGGAACCCTTATATATCAAACCGGAGTAAGATGCCCCGGATACTGTTTTCGTGTAGGGAAAACACTTCATCTAAAAATACCCCATAAATTATTTACGCTGTCCAGGTACGCCACCCCAAGAAAGATAGCAAGGATAAGCACACACCAGAAACACAGCTTCCATGTATACAATTTACCGTTCAAATCCTCTATAATAGGCTTGTACTTTCTAAGTATCTCATTATCCCTGGCATATTCGTCATACCGGGCGTTCTTAGCATACTCTATCGGACCCCAACCTATCTCAATCTGCCGGGGGTTTATTACACCATCCTTAATGTCCTCGTAATAAGCGACAATCCCAGCACTAACCTGCGCCCTGCTCAAACGAAGACCATGATGCCGTTTGGCATCGTAAAAATCACTCACCCGATATCCATTATCCTTGTAAAACTGCACTACCTCAGGGTCTAATCCAGCCATTATTTTAATATCTGCCTCAATCCGTTAGTGAATGATGAAATCAACCGCTCCAACTGCGTGTCATCAACCGTTTTCGTGGGCTTCGGCATAGCACCCGTTATACTAATGTCCAACACCCCACACCCAATACCGTCAAACCACGCACAATCTTCATCACAATATCGGTCATTGCTCCCAAATTTTAAAGGACACTTCTTTTTGTTGCTTTTTGACATTTACATACCACTCCTTCGGATTAATCACCCCTCTAACACAACCTCAAGCTCAGAACATAACGTAAGCTCTGTAAATTCGTTATACTCCATGCACGTTAAATAAAAATATAACCGGTTGACGGCGTTAAATAACTCGTAATCAATATCGTCTATGTGCATGTTATAATGATAGACTCCTTTTTATATAACCAATACAATCGCTTCCCCAATACCTTGCCATGCTTCTAAAAATTCAATGTCCCCTATGTCTTGAATCCCATATTCAGAATCTTCAATTTTTACATCAGCTTCAACACCATAATCCCGTGTCATCTGCTCTAATTTCTTTATCAATTCGGATGCTGTCATCGTCACTCCCCAACACACAATATGTAAACCAGAACACTCACAGCGTACATCATAACAACCGTGTATCCCACCATTATCAATTTACCAATTTTATCCACAGTAAGGTACCATGTACCACCCCTAAACATCAAAAACTTTTTGAAGGCCATACCCCTTGAAATCTGAATAAGGAGTCTCTTTTAAATAGTATATTGGTATACTAACATACTGGAGTTTACATAATAAGATATTATCAGACATTGTCCCGCATCCCCAAGCATATCAATCACTTATCTATCCTATACATAATGACGTGTATGTAATGTCTTACCACTTGTGTTATCCTAAATCTATGGTGTCTGGATTGATGTTATCCTCAACTATCTTAGCATCAATAGTGTGTAAATCTTTACCACTATCGTTATCTAACAGTTTAGTCAGCTTGTGTGCTAATCTATCCTTGATCTGTGATTCTGTGAGTAAATTCAGTTGGTTAAGTGTTATGTTGGTGTCTTTATTTGGTGGTTTAAACTCTTTGGTTTTGCGTTCGAGGTACCATTGAGCAACCTTAACATCGTCTTTAATTTCAGACGTAACTTTTTTTCTTGCGTTAAGTATGGGATATTCTTTTAATTTTTCTTTACGCTCGCTGAAACTGGGATGACGTTTGATATAGGCATATAATGTAGCAGTTGAGATACCGGCGAATAGGCAAGCCTCAGTGTCTGTGCAGCCCATTGAATAGGCTATTTCGAGTTGTTCTATAATACGTGGTTCATCTACTAATTTCTGTCCGGTGTTTACGTCTGCCATATTACAGGTTTATTTTAGTGTAGGTGTTTTTATCAATATCAACCTTGTATCTATTTTGACATAAGTTATCTAATATTACAGTTTAGCGGTGTCTTTTGCAGCTATTTGCTGCCCGGTTTATAGCTATCCCTTTGTCAGACTGATTGCCTTTACAGGTCTTATTGCTGTTTATGCGTCCATCCAGCCGGTCTCTGGATTAATGCGGCCCGCTCTACTTGGCAATCTATTGCCTAACCCATACGAGGCCGACCCTGTTTATGATAGCCTTTGGTATTACTTTGATATTCTCTTCTTATCTTTTTGAGTTGCTTGTCTACTATTATATAATGATATTGGTGTTTGATCTGGTGGGCTGTTGGGTGGTCTTTTGCATTTAGGTATGTAAATAATTCTGTCAGTCTGCCCATAAGATCGCCTACCTCTTTATTGATTGGTTAATTGTTGCTACAAAACAATGTAAAGATCTCTTTTGTATAGTTTTTTTTAGGATGTTATCTCCTTATTATTTTGTAGCCCTTTTATTATACCATTTATTAATACCCCATGTCAAGAAAAAAGTGTGTACAAAGTATCCAGGGTATCCAGGTCATAATGAACTGTGGTGTAAACTTACAGTGAAAACCATATTGTTATATTTAGTTTGGTTGAGTTCAATGTGTAATTTTTTACCACCTGAAAATGGATAAGGTGTTGTAATTATTACAGATGTCAATTTGACCTGGATAGTAAGTAACCACCTAAACTTACAGTATCCGGGTAAAAAGGTTACAGTTTTAGGGTGATAGAGTCGCATGGTGCGACTGTATAAAATATTTATTGTGTTATATTAGGTAGTTATATTTTTATGTGTTATACTGTATTAATGGTATAGGATTTGCAGTAGAATCAGGGTAAATACTAACATTTAAATGGGAGGATTTATCATGAAGGCAGTTATTTTTGAAACACAAAACACAAAAGAACCATTGAATTACGATAAACTTTTTAGCAGGTTTGCAGTTATAAGGTCAGAAACAGACAAAAAACAAATTTTGAAACATTTTAAACAGCCTACAATTACAAAAGATAAAGAACTTGTTAGTTATGCTATAAAACTTGA